AATTTAGCTGTCGTTGTATTTTTTTCGGGCACAAAAGTAAAATATCACTTTATATTTTCAAATAAAAATACAATTAAAAATGCATATTATGCAGAAATACCTTTGAAATGGATAATAAATGTAATATTTATAAGAAAAATAAAGAAAAAAGCATTTAGAAAGAGGATTCGTTTTAAAGAAGGTATATTTGAATTTATTTGTTCAGCAAGTGCTTGCTGCCTGAGAAGAAAAGAGTAAAAAACGCCTGTGGAATGAAAAAAAATCCCGAATTCGTTTTGCAACTTCAAAGAAAGCAGTAAATTTGCATCGCTTTTCCAAGAGAGCGTTAGAGATAAAGCCGAAATAACTCAGTTGGTAGAGTAACTCATTCGTAATGAGTAAGTCGCGGGTTCGAGTCCCGCTTTCGGCTCAATTCATAACAGGCTGAAAAATAAGGAGTTTACCCTATTGATTTTCTCACAAAAACTCCGGCAACCTTCAAAAAAAAGGAAAATTCTTCCACTTTTGGAAGAAAAAGAGTACCTGAAAAATTACCTTTAATTTGAAGAGCAGCTATGGCAACAATCAATCCTGTAATTATCCCCGAAAGACAACTTATCAATGGAACGCATAAATTGAGAATTGCGGTCCGTCACAAGTCGCGTACAAGTTACATCGTAACATCAATCATTCTGGCAGATCCAAGCCAGCTAAAGAATGGGAAGATCGTCAAGCACCCGGATGCATCAGCACTCAATAAAAAGTTGCGTGCAATGATGGATCTGTACGAAGAACGGCTGGATAACATTCGCAACACCGGCATCTATACCTGCGAGCAATTAAGAGACATCATCAAGGCCGGGCCTTCTGACACGGAAGTCACATTTCGCGGAATATCTAACGAGTATGTGAGTTATCTTCTGGACAACAACAGATCATCGTACGCAAGACTGATGGAGAGATCATCCCGTTATTTTTGTGAATATTGCAATGGAGATATAGATATGCAGGATATAACACCGGTCCTGATTAAATCTTTTGCTGATAAACTTAAGAAGGCCGGGAAAACCCAGACGTATATCAACACAATTCTAAGCCACATTAAGGTCATTGTGAACAAAGCCGTATCGGATCAGATGGTAACTTATTCTATTCATCCGTTCGCGACAACAAAGATATCACCGGCACCGGTCCGCGATGTATCGTTAAGTATTGAATCTTTCCGTAAGATCATGTATAGCAATCCGGAAAGAAAGAGGTTAAGAATGGCAAGAGATCTGTTTATGCTTTCCTTCTCTCTGGGCGGCATGAATCTGATAGACCTTATGAACGTAGACTTCCGGAAGGAAGATGTCAGCTATGTAAGAACCAAGTCAGCAGGAAGGACACAGCAGGAGAACCGGATATCATTTACCATGCCGGAGAATATCAAAAAGTATTATCAGGAATGGATCAAGAGTGATGGAAAGCTTGATTTCGGGTATAATTACACCTATCATAACTTTTCCCAGTATGTATCTTATTGTTTGTCGCTTCTTGCAGAAGAACTGGAAATAGAAGAGAAAGTAATATTCTATTCAGCGCGGAAATGTTTTGCGCAATTCGCCTGTGACCTGGGTATGCCAGACGGAGTTATCAATTATTGTCTAGGGCATAGCGATCGGGCCAAAGGTATTATAAGATATTATACCAAGATCAGGAGTAAGCAAGCCAGTATATGTGTTGCAAGAGTGTGTGATTATGTCAATGATCCGGACAAGTACAAGCCTTATCTGGAGTTGAGGAATGAAGCTTTAATGATGCGGATATAATTAAAAAAGCCTGTGAGTTAAACGCTGCACAGGCTTTTATTTTAATTCTTATCTTTTGCGCTTTCCTTTAGTTTATCTATCTGATCTTGCTTCAGTTGGTTTAGCTGGACAATACTTTCCTGTATGAAATTTATGGTTGCGCCAGAAGTCTGTTGTTGCTCTTGAGACGATTCGTTGAACTTACATATCAAGTCGAAGATGATCTTTAATGTCCCATTCAACTTGTTCAGATCTGTTTCGACCTGACACAAGGCAATAGCACGAATTATTGCTGCATCAGCAAGAGTGTTTAATTTGGAGAAGTTATTTTGCAAGAGTTCCAATTTTGCGCGAGCAAAGTCGATCTCTACCTTTTCGGCAATCATAGTAGCTGTACTACTTTCTTCGATATCCTTCTTATACCTGTAATACCATTGCTTGATTGTGGCTGAATTAATGCCGGTCTGCCGATGCGTAAGAACATAGTTCATCCCGTTGTCTATCAACAGGCGAACAACCTTGATGCGATCTTCATCAGTATATGTCAGCTTTAACGACTGCTCCTTTTCCTTCACTTTACAAGGTCTGTTTCTCTTCTTTTTTTCTTCTTTTTCTGCCATAGTTGTAACTATTCTTGTAACCAGTTACAAAAAATGCACTAATTAATAACTATTAACATTTAGGTGCCGTTGTAACTATTTGTAGTTCAAATATATAAAGAGTTACATAAAGTTACAACATTTGTAACTAATGTCGAAAAACAATTACCCAACACTGCAACCTATATAACTGATTATTAGCTTTCTTTGCTTTAACAATATAAACCAAAATAATACGTATTATGATAGGAGCAATATTAGGAGCCGTGGGCGGTTTAGCTTCCGGAATATTCGGGGGAATTAAGTCGGCCAAAGCTGCACGCGAGCAGCAGCGGCTTATCAATGAACAGGAATCTAAGAACAATGCCTGGTATAATCGTAACTATTACCAGAACTACATGGAATCAGCCGAAGCACAGGCCGCAATGAAGAGAGTGGAAAACACTCTGAAAAAGCAGAATCAGGAAGCACGTGCAACTGCCGCTGTTATGGGATCAACGCCAGAAGCCGCCGTAGCACAACAACAGGCGAACAATGAGATACTGGATAACACCGCAACCGGTCTGGCTGCACAGGCTACACAGCGTAAGACGCAAGTTGATGCAGCAAACCAGCAAAATCAAAATGCAATTCTCAATGCAAGACTTGGGCAGAGCCAGATGAATGAGCAGGGAGGTGCGCAACTTATGTCGAATGGACTTGGCCTTATCGGTAGTGCCTTCTCGATGCTTGACAAGAAGAAAGGGGGTAGATAATGGGCTTATTCGACTACATTAAGAAGAAACCTGATCCCGTAGACACTTCAAGGCTTCCGAGATTGGGAAATTACGGAGAATCTCCCGGATCGTCTCTGAATTTTCAATTCTCACGCGCCCAAAATCAGAATTCCGGGCAAAAATATCCTTCTGGAGTGGATTTTAAGCCCGAAAATCAGGTTGAACAGAGAAATCCTGTCGAAGAGATCAATAACGCAGCCAACGAGATAAACCGGCAAAAGAGTGTTGCTGATCGCGTGAAGGATGATGAAGATGTCTTTAAGGCCCTTCTTGATCAGAAGTACCAATCTGGCGAGGAAAGTATAAAGAGACAACGTGCCGCAGAGTTCTGGGGAAACCTAGCTAACCTTTTCGGCCAGACAGTTTCCTCTGCCGCTGGTGCCAGAATGTTCCAACCTATCAAGAGTAATGTTCCGGCATATAATCAAGCCCTTGACAGACTTCGTGACGGATATAATGATACTCTTCTCAACTATTCACTGGCCAATGCGAAGGCAGACAGAGAAGCAAGGCTCCAGCAGGAGACTATACGTCTGAAAGCCGACAAGGATAAGCTTTTAGCAGAATTCAAAGCATCTCTTCAGGCTGGTCTTATTGATAAGCAAACAGAAGCTGACTTGAATAAGATAGCCGCAAGGGCTAAAAATGATGAGGAGTTAAAGAAAATAGAATATAAATACAAAAAGTTACTTAATGCAGCCAACAACGAGGCTGCAAGGAAACTAGAAGAGTATCGTCAGGGAGAAATCACAAAGAGAAACGGTACTTCCGGAACTAAGGGCAAGAAAGGAAAGGTTACATATCCTGTTGTCCGGTTTGGGAAGAATGGCGTACAAAGAGATCTCAACAAGCCGGAAGATGTTGCTAAGATGTACAATGAAGGCGTAGAAATTGGATATTTCCCTGCAATAGTGAACATGGATACATCTAACCCGACAACTATTGATGATATGAGAGAAGTCATAATGACATCTATCGACAACAAGAGAGATATAACAGGGAACTATGACAAGGAGCGGAAAACTATTGATGGTTTTGAATCCTCTTCAACAACAAACACAAAGAAAAAAATAGAAGGTTTCTGATATGGAAGATAAGACAAGAGTATTGTATGATAGACTAACCCAAGATGGTTATGATATTGGCGACTTCGATTCGTTCAGCAAGAATGTGCAGGACGAAGCTAAGCGGAAATCGTTGTATGAGACAATTACCAATGATGGATATGATGTTGGCGACTTCGATTCGTTTTCGAGTAAACTGGTAGCCAGATCGCAGGAAGAACCGGTAACCAATGTGAGAACCCAGAATGTTCAGCCAGTTCAAGATATGCCTTCTTATGATCCCAAGACACAAGGGTACATTCTTGAGAATGTTCCTGATATGTTCAGGAGCAAGGGGAATAATCTTGCCACAAGGCCTTTGCCCCAGCAAGATCTGTTTGAAAACAATCCTTCGGATCTAGTCCGTAAAATCGGTATTGACCAGCAGCAGAGAGTTGAACAGGCACAGAAGTCTGCCAATGATCCCTATATGAAGGAACAGAATCTTAAACTGTTCAAAAGGCAGAATCAGGAGCAGATCAATAGCGTTAATGAACTGATCAATGCGGCAAGGCAGGAACGTGCTAAGGAAAGACAACAGCGTGTGAGATCTGTTGGTGATGGCGGTATATTCTCAACCATGTCACAGGCGTATCTTGCCGGGGAGCAGAATGATACCGACAAACAGTTGGAATATGCGTCTACCCTGATGGAACAGGCGCAGAATATCACCAATGAAGCGAAGAAGAAAGGAAACACCAACTTCTTTGCCGGGTTTGCGCGTGGTTTCAAGGACGCACCACTGGACGGATGGGCAATGGGATTGCAGGATCTCAAGAATTATTCTGCCGTAAAGAAAGTCATGGACAAAGTAGACAAGGGAGAAGAACTTACTCCTTCGGAAGATGCACTTATGCAGGCTCTTGTCACCAATGCTGCAACACAGATGTATTATGCCGGTGATCTTGGAAGAGGTTATAAGGCTGGCGGTGTAATAGCAGAATCACTTCCGTTCATGCTTGACATGATTGCCGGTATGGGTGCAGTTCAGGCTTTGACCAAACCAGCTTCTAAGGCCATTGTTAAGTATGCGGCTGATAAGGCTGCACAAATGGGCCTTGGCCGGGCTACAACTGGGCTGGCTAAAGGTGCCGCCAGAACTGTTGCCGGTCTGGGAGACGTTGCAGCGCACACCGCCACTTTCGGAAGTGCAAGAGTGGCCGCAGATTATCAGCGTAGAGGTCTGGGAGACGTGCAGGTTAAGCCTAACGCAGACGGAACGGTATCTTATGATGGCCGGGAGAATGTACAGACTGGAGCGGAAGCACTCAGTAAGTCCATAATATCAACAGCCGCAGAAACCGGAAGTGAACTTCTGGGCGAATACTTTGCGCCTATGTTGGGATATATCGGTCGTGTGACTGGTGCCAACAAAATCGGAAAGATCATACCTGCATCAGTAGGTAAGGCGTTCAAGGACGTTGTCAATAGTCAAGGCTTCCGGGAAATGCAGGAGATTGCCAGACGTGCCAAGATATCTGATCCATTGGGAGAATATGCCGAAGAAGTTGCCAATAACCTTGTATCTACCGCAATAGGAGATATGACACCTGAACAGCTTGTCGATCTTGATCAGAATATTGATACGTTCCTCGGTGTTGCTCCCATGTCTGCATTGTTTGGTGCAGCCGGAACAGGTGGATATCTTCGTGATCAATACAAAAACTACCGCAACATGCGTAATTTTGAAACCCAGATGCAGGATGCAATGGGTGAAGATTGGTCCGGTGTAAGAGAAGCCCTTCAGGACGCTGATATTGAAACGGCCCGCAACATGGTCAAAGATGTTCTGTCCAGCCCTATGTCTCCGGATATGAAGAAGAATGCTATCAAGTATATATCTTCAGTCCTTCAGGAACAAACCTTACAGGAAGCAGACAAACAGATGATGCCGGAAGAAATTGCTTTTGAAAAAAGGAACATTATCAACAATCTGAATGAGACGCGTTCTAAGATCAGCTTGAACGATGAAGAACTCAATGCTATCATCAATTCAGAAGAAGGATATCAGGCTATCATATCCCAATTTGATCCGGAAACGGCCAACAACATAATGAAATACAAACAAGCCTATGATGATTTTGTTAATTATAATTATTGGGTGCAAGATCAGGCTGATAATGCAAGGAGACAAGCGGAAGCACAAGTCGAAAGCCTTACCAATGCAACCACCGGCACGATCATGCGGGTAAATTCTGGGCTAAGCACTAACCCTGTTAATGTTCTCCGCGGAAACCTTGTGTTTGATAACGAAGGTAAAGTTGATGAAAATCAATCTGATAAGACCATATATTACATGTCGGAAGATGGACGTGTGAAAATGGCTCCTGTATCTATGTTCAGTTCTCTCGTAGATAATACACCGGCAGAAGAAATGATCCAGCGTGCCGGTAATGATGCGCAAGAAGAAGTCTTGCAAGCCGAAGAAGCACAGATTAATTCTATTCCGGCCCAAGAACAACAGCCCATAGGACCAGAAACCAGATTTACAATGGGTGGAAACAATTATGAAGTTAACAGGGTAACTCCAGACGGATATGAAGTGTACCTTCTTGATGAAAATGGAACGCCATCTCAGTCACAGCTGATGTCTGAAGAAGAAATAAGAAATGCCATCAACGGCCAACAGCCAGCTAATGCAGAAGAAGCACAACCTTCTGTAACTGAACAGCCTGTACAGGAAGAAACTTCCGAACAACCAGTTCAGGAAAATCAGACTGCCATGTCTCGCATTCCTCTCAACGAAAGAGGTGAACAAGACTTTGAAGCCGCACCGGTTGCAGATACTTCTGCCGCATTGATGGAAATCAGTGACAATGTTGATGATGCGAAGGACACCGCAACGCAGATGATTGATCATTACAACAATGAACTGAAAAAAGCAGAGAAGGCAAAGTCAACCGGAAACACCATTCAGGAGATTGTCAAGATGAAACAGGAAAAGAAAGCTAATATAAAAGCTATCAATGACAAGATATCCTATTGGAATCAGGTTGCAGCGGATCTTGAAGCAAAAAGGCCAACCGGACTTATTGCTCAGGCCGAAGAAAAGGCTAAAGAAAACCAGCAACGTCTTGCATCCATGACAGCCGAAGAACAACAAGCTGCACAGCAGGAAGTTCAGAAGAAGATTGATGCAGGAGCCTTTGAACGCAAGGAACCGCGGAAAAAGGTTCGTTATGTCAAAGAAGATGCAGATCTAGGCCCTTCTATAACTCCGCAAGAACATGTTTTGCGAGAAATAGCAACAGGTCGCGTTTCGTTCTCTCTGTCTGACACAGAAGGAGCGCAGGGCCTTTCTTCACATCTTGGCTATTCCAGCTCACCGGAAGAAAGGAAAAAGCTTGTATGGGCATTATCTTCCGATGGTTTAACGCCAGAAGCCGCAGCAGAACAGATCCATGCTGATATGCCGGAGAACTTGCAAGGAATGGTTACTGATCAGGACGTGTTCAACATGATCATTAATGCTTTCCAAGAATATGGAAGTCCTTCTAAGATGTGGGACGCTGCAAAAAACATGCATGGAACCGATATCGAAGAAAACATTCCTGGGTATGAAGAGGATCAGGAACGCCAGCTTATTGAATGGGAAGCTTCTGAAAACAGAATGTCGGTATCTGAATGGATCGCATATTCAGACTATATCGAAGAAGAACTTAATAACTTGTATTCATCTGTTACGGATGAAGAATTAAATACTATCTTTGAGCAAATCATTAACGACTATGAACGAAGAGAAGAAACAGAAAGTGCAGGAAGCACTGAAGGACAAACAGACAGTGAACAAGGCAATACAGTTCAGCCTGAACGCGAAAGTGATAACGAAGGAAGAACTGGAGAAGTCGAAGAACAACCGGAGCCAGCAAATAAAACTGATGGCGAAAGCGGTAGCGTGGTACCTGAATCAGAAGGAACAGTAAAAACCGATATCGAAGCTGCACGTGCGGAAGTAAATCAAAATCCAACTGAAGCACAGAAGGAAGCCGGTAACTACAAGAAAGGCCATGTTAAGATTGACGGGTACGATGTAACTATCGAAAACCCGAAGGGATCTGTACGTTCTGGAAAAGACGCAGATGGTAATGAATGGTCTGTTACCATGAACAACGACTATGGATATATCCGCGGTACCGAGGGCGTAGATGGTGATCACATTGATGTATTCCTTTCTGATAACCCGGAAACTGGTGATGTGTTTGTTATTGATCAGGTAAACCCTGATGGAACATTTGACGAACACAAGGTTATGTATGGGTTTAAATCAGCCCTTGCGGCTAAACGCGCATACATGGCTAATTACTCAAAAGACTGGACCGGACTAGGAAAAATAACACGTGTTTCCAAAGAAGAGTTTAAGAAGTGGGTTAATTCATCCCACAGAAAGACCAAACCTTTTGCTGAGTATAAGAGTGTAGTGCCTGTTTCCGAAAAGGAAACAACCACTAACGCAGAAGATACACCTGCAAAAAGTAACAACATTGTTTCCGATGAACGTTATCAGGAACTTAAAAATAGACTTAAACAGAAGTTGGGCCAGCTAAATGCCGGTATTGATCCTGAAATTATTGCTATTGGCGCAGAAATGGCTGTGTACCACATAGAACGCGGTGCAGTCAAGTTTGCAGACTATTGCAAAGCAATGGTAGATGATCTTGGAGACGTTATCAGGCCTTACTTGAAGTCATTTTATAGCTCCGCAAGATATATGCCGCAATCAATAGAAAACGGCTTGTCGGAAAGAATGAGCCCGGATAGCGAAGTCAGTCAGTTTGATGTAACCAACTTTGACAAGTCTGTTCCTGATGTAATGCAGCAGATAGAAAATGTTGCCAAAGAGAAGGAAATAGAAAAGGTAACTTCCAGTAATGATGTAAAAAAATCACCTTCTGATCTATTTGGAAACTCTGAGGAATACCAGAAAAAAGCCGAGCAGGAGAAAGAAGCCGTTTCTATAATTGGCGTTAAAATTGCAGAGAAGGCAATAGCTAAGAGAAACGGTGAACAGGTAGATCCCCTAACCATGAAGGAAGTTAAAGATATCCTTAAGGGTTATGACATGCTTTCTGACATGTCGGCAACAGATATGCAGGAGCTTGTTGAACTGGCAATGACCAACGAGACAAGATTAATAGCTGAATCCTACATTAACGGAGACGCAACAAAACAAAAGCAGGGATATGACACTATTGTCGATATGTATAATATGCAACCCCTTCTTAATGCGAGAGACAGCACAAGGTTTGAACGCCAGCAATACAGTACACCTACTCCCTTCGGATATGTAATGGGGCAGTTCGTTCAGTCTAGAAAGACGATTGAAAGCGTTCTGGAACCTTCAGCAGGGAATGGCGCACTAACAATAGCTTTCCCGGCCAATACCGTACATGTTAATGATATTGATGAAAGGAGACTGGAAAACCTTCGTACGCTGGGATATGCCCAGGTAACCAATCAGGATGCACTGATACCATTTGAAGGATCTGTTGACGCAGTTCTGACAAATCCCCCATTTGGATCGACAACCGCAAAAGAATTCGACGACGGCCAGATCAAGATCAGTTCTCTGGAAGGTTTGATGGCTATTAATGCGCTTGAATCCATGAAGGATAACGGAAGGGCGGCTATTGTTATCGGTGGAAATACTTCTTATCGAGATAATGGTGCGATGCAGAGCAAAGATATGAAACTTTTTGCGTATCTTTACTCACACTATAATGTGGTTGATGTTATCAACCTTAACGGGGATATGTACAAGAGGAACGGAACTAAATATGACGTTCGTATTATCCTTATCAATGGAAGAAAAACTGGTCCGTTTAAACTTATTGCTCCACCGGTTAAGAGCAAAGCAAGAGCGGAACAGATAAACAGCTTTGAAGAATTATATAACCGAGTTCAAGATGATATACGTTCATTACAGCAAATGGGGGATCTCTTTAACGGTACAGAAGGAGAAACCCGGACCACTGACACAGAAGGAAGTGGAACAAACAATAATGTCAGCAATAGACCAAAGTCTGGAGAACGGGGACAATCCGTACGACCAAACAAAGAAGTCGGATCTGACAATGACATGGGAAGCACCGGTAATACTACCGTATCCGGACCAGAGCAGGCTGAACGATCCACAGCAGAAGAAAATGCTGGCAAATTGGATAATGCGGACAGATCAGATGTTGGAAGCTTTGAACCTGTTCAAGAGCAGCGAGGATCTGATAACGGAGGAAGTTCCGGAGGAAGCCGGAATGATGGATCTGTCAGATCTGATTCAGGAGATAATACCGGCAGAAGCAGATTATCAGTAAACCTCAGTGACGAAAAGGTCCCATATCCCAACAGAAGCCAGTCCGGTACACTTATGTCAGTTGTTCCGGCAAATCAAGCACAGGTTCTTGCCGATTCTCTGGCTAACATTGGTGATGTAGACCAGTTCTTGGTTGACCAGCTTGGATATTCAAGCAAAGATGAACTGTTCAGTTATCTGGCCGCTGAACAGATTGATTCTGTTTCTTTGGCTATAAACCAGATGAATAAAGGAAACGGATTCATTATCGGAGATATGACCGGTGTCGGAAAGGGCCGTCAGGGTGCAGCCTTAATCAGATATGCGGTAAGGAAGGGTTATAACCCTATATACTTCACTCAGAAGCCCGCGCTTTTCTCTGATAATTACAGAGACCTTGCAGATATAGGCAGCGGAGATTTAAGGCCGTTTATCATCGCGTCAGATCCAAAAAACGCAGCTATTACTGATGCGTCCGGAAATGTAGTACACAAACTTCCTACCGACAAGGAGAAGAAAAGAGTGTTTGACTACATTATGAAGAATGGAAAGCTTCCAGAAGAGTATGATTACGTCATAACTACATATTCCCAGATCAATAATGGAACGAAGGAATATGAACCAAAAGAAGATGGAATAGCTGAAAAAGACAAGAGTTATAAGAAGAAATCTCCTTCGGCAGCAGACAAGAGCGGTCAGGAAAGACGTGATGTGATTCAGGCTCTTTCAAAAGGTAATATAATGATTCTTGACGAAAGCCACACAGCCGGTGGAAGCGGTGGAGGTTCTATGTACATGCAGTATATCATGCCAAAGGTAAAAGGAGTAACATTCCTGTCTGCCACATTCGCCAAACGTGCGGATAACATGCCTATATATGCAATGAAAACCGACCTTTCCAAGTCTGGCATATCACCACAGGATATGATCGAAGCAATATCTCAAGGTGGTGTTACATTGCAGGAGATCATGTCTAAACAGCTTGTTCAATCCGGACAGATGATCCGAAGAGAAAGAAGTTTTCAAGGTGTAACTATTGACTGGATGCCGGTAAGTGAAGAAGAAGATGCTGTTCAGAGAAAACAATTCGATGAAGTATCTTCAATATTCAGTGATATCAGGGCGTTCCAGAAAGACTACATTACACCTATTGTCGAAGGCATTTCCGAAGAATTGTCCGAAGAAGGCGGTTATTCTGATCTCCAGCAGGGTACCGCAGAACTGGGAGTAACCAATACACCATTTGCCAGCAAAATGTACAATCTGGTAAATCAGTTGCTTTTCTCTCTTAAGGCAGATGCAGTCGCCAACAGGGTTATTGAAAACCTTAAGAATGGTTTCAAGCCTGTAATATCCTTCACCAATACGATGGAAGGATTTCTGGATGAAGCACCTAAAGACACTCCTATGGATAAGGTGCCAAACTTCTCAGCAACTCTTATGCGTGCGCTTGACGGAGTTATGAGATATACGGAAACCAACCTGAAGGGAGAGAAGGAAAACAAGTTCTTTACTGTGAACGACCTTCCGGAAGCCGGACAAAATAAGTATTACGAGATCAGGGAAAAGATTGAAAACCTTTCCGCGGACCTTCCTATAAGCCCTATGGACGCAATTAAGATGAAGATCCAGAAGGCAGGATATAAGGTTGGAGAAATCACAGGAAGAACACTTGAGATGATTCAGGACGAAAACGGAAAGTATGTCATACAAAACCGTAAGGACCGTGATAAGAAGTCTGCCGCACGTGATTTCAACAACGGACAGCTTGACGTACTTATGGTAAACAAGTCTGGTAGTACAGGTATATCCCTTCATGCTTCACCCAAGTTTGAGGATCAGCGTCAGCGCGTCATGGTGTTTGCCCAGTTCCAGAGTGATATCAATGATGAAGTGCAGATGCGAGGACGTATAGACAGGACCGGCCAGAAGTTCAGAGGAAAATATGAGTATATCATGTCGTCTATCCCGGCAGAACAAAGATTACAGATGATGTTCAAGGCAAAACTTAAGTCTCTTGATGCAAATACTACATCTTCTCAGAAATCCAAGTTCAACGAAATGGAAGTTGTTGATTACCTCAACAAGTACGGTGACGATGTGACATGGCAGTATATGCTTGAGCATCCGGAGTTGTCCGAAAAACTGGGTGATCCTCTTAAAATCCTCACAAGCGAAGGAGAAGAAGCCCAGTCAGGAGATACCAACACCACAGGTAAAGAAGGGTGTGCGGCCAAAATAGCCAGATATCTTCCATTCCTGCCTGTAAAAGAACAGGAAGAAGTTTTCAAGGATATCACAGACGCATACAATGTAAAGATCCAGCTTCTTAATGACGCCGGAGAAAACGATCTTGAAATTACCACTATGCCGTTGAAGGCCAAAACTATCAGCAAAAAGATATGGAAGCCGGGAACGGATCCCAATAGCGGTAATGCCTTTGCGGATAACACTTATCTGGAAGAAGTAGAAGTAGATGTCCTTAAAAAACCCATGAAAGCGGAAGAAATCAAGTCAACAGTTAGTCGTATGACTTCTGGAGAACCTTTTAATGAATGGCTGGACAACAGAGTTAAGGAAATAAATTCATTGTATGATGGTAAAATTGCCACTCTGAAAGAAAGACTTGATCAAAGCGCGTTAGAGCGTTCTGAAAAAGCCAAGAAGAACTACATCGAAAAGTCTAAAGAAGCCCGAAAAAACGGAAAGAATGAGTTTACGGACGAAGAAATTGAAAAAATGTCCGAGGTAGTTGTAGAGGATATTATGAAGAAATCGAAAGAAAGCTTCATAAAACAGAAGAACGTAATTGAAGCCCGAAGGGAAAACATTCGCAAGCAGACCAATTCGTTTACTCCTATGAAACCTCTTGTAATACCATTCAATCTTGACGAAACACTGGTAACAATTATGCCAAGTCGTGGTATGTTTTTGGGGTACAAGTTCAGTAAGGACTATTCACCAAGTTCTTCTACTGCCATTTTTGCCACTCTTGACGGAAGAAGGAAAGTAGAAATACCGTTAAATCAGGAAAAAGCTTTCAATTCGATCCGTATGAACACAATGATGCAGCCGACTTACCTGAAGGATCTTAATGTTGATACCTGGGATTCTTATGTGCCTACTCAGACAAGAAAGAAGGCCTATATTGTTACAGGTAACCTTCTGCAGGCCCTAGTTGATACAAAAAAATCAGAAAACGTAAAAGGATATCTGGTTTCATATTCTACTATTGAAGGTGATACGAAACAGGGTATTCTGATGTCTGATAACTTCAAGCCGGAAAATCTTACAACAAGTGCTCCTATCAGCAGCAGACTTATCCAGATACAGCAGGGTGAAACTGTTATCAGTGAAGATAAACGTGTAATTGTGGAGAAAAACACCGGCTGGAGATCCGGATATGCTTTAAAGGTTCCTAAATCCAAAAAACAAGGTGGAGAATTCTTTGAGGACAACAAGTTACGTTCACTTGCTGACAACAAGGAGTTTACAACTAGGGGTAATTACATGGTTGCGGATATTCCTTCCGATAACCTGTCTAAAGTTCTTGACCGGTTAAGCAAGATGGGCGTAACCGTATCAAAGAAGGCAAAACTGGAGAATAGCGAAGATGTGCGTTTTAGGGTTTCGGAAGAAAATCAGGACTTAGACAACATAAAATCGGAAGATGTAGAAGAAACATCTAAAAAGTTGAATGTTCCGGTAGAGGTTATAACCTCTGTTGACCAGATAAAGGATAACTCAGTAAGATCTGCCATTGAAAAAGGAAGGACAGTAAAGGGTTGGTATTCTTTGTCAGACAACAAAGTGTATGTATATCTTCCTAACGCTACCAGCATGGAAGATGTAAACCAGACTATCCTTCACGAAGGTGTTGCACATTACGGATTGAGACAGCTTGTAGGAGAGGAGCGTATGGATGATTTTCTTGATGATGTTTTTGCCAATGTTACCGATGAAGTAAGGAAGAAAATTATTGATACTCTTCCCAGATATGGCTATAATTCACGTATAGCCACAGAGGAATACATGGCAAGAATAGCCGAGAGTGGGGTTGACGTATCTACATGGGAGCGTATAAAGCAGGCTTTCAAGAACCTTCTAAGAAGAATGGGTATCAATATCAGCATAAACGACAACGAGTTGAAGTACATTCTCTGGAGAAGCGCACAGAATCTTGACAAAAACAGACCGATAGATTTGGCAATTGATGTGGCAATGCAATATGAACTTGGCGTAGGGAATTATTATAGGGAAATTGAACAAACACCAGAACAATCTATTATTGACGCATGGGATAAAATAGCTTCAAGTACTATGTTTAGTTTAAGGGAAAGTTCTGTAGATTACCTTACAGCCATAGACAAATTTCAGGAACTTATTTCAAAAAGAACCGGAGAGGAAATCAAGTCTTTTGAAAATGCTTATGATAGTATGACTTTTCTATCTTCAAAAAACAGGGTAGAAATGGATTGGTATGATTCTAATATAGTAACTCCAATGAGAAAAGCCATACTTGAACTTGTGGGAAAACAAAAAGGCAGAAAGTGGGACTGGAAAAAAGGAGAACTGAGAAAGCTTGTAATGTATGTAGAAGCCAAACATGGTGCCGAACGTAACCGTCAAATGGCTATCGAAAAATATATCAAAGAGTTAAAGCCTGAAAGCTTGAAATTCTTTGAAAATGCAGGTATATCAATAGATAGAGACAAGTATAAAGAAGATTTAAAGAAGACAAAAGAAGAAGCCGGTAGAAAGGCATACGATAAATCTTTCCAAAGTATATACGACAAGCTTATAAATGAAGGATTACAGAAGGAAGAAGCAGAAAGCCAAGCTAAAAAACGTGCAAAAGTTATTGCTGATAGAGCAGAATCAAATGCTTCTGAAAAATTCCGTAATGATTTCAGAGATAAACTAATGAAAGAATATTCAGAAAAGGTTATGTCTGACTGGAATGATACAAAGAAAAGAATATCAAAGCAAAAAGATATAAGCTGGATAGAAAAACAAAGAGAACTAGATAGAGAAGCTTCCAGAATTGGAGCAGATCTTTCGCAAGATTATAGCGGTTTGTCCTCAGTATTTGGAGACGAAAAGGAATATCCTGATGGATGGTATGAATCATCTTTGAATTTCGTTGAAGAATATGAAAACAACCATAATAAAACAAGTATTGGAGATCTATGGAAATCTATTTCTCAAGCAACTGATTATACTTTAAATAAGCAATATGAATCAGGGCTTGTAAGCAAAGAATATGTAGACAGACAAAAGCAAAGGTTTGAAAATTATATACCATTAAGAGGTTTTCAAGATGAGATAGCTGGCGATGTATACAATTACATAGGAAATGACTTTTACCCCGGAAGCAACCCTGTTAAATCAGCTAAAGGCCGAACAAGTGAACCCGGAAATCCATTTGGTAGTATCTTGAATACAGGATATTCTACCATATCTGTGGGTAACAAGAATCTTGCAAAAATGTCTTTATACTCACTTGTAAACAACCATGATACAGAAGGACTTGCCGTCTCTAACCGTGCGTGGATGGTGAGGTATGACAAACTTATGCAGGATGATGATCTTATGGGAGCCCTTGTAATTCCCAGTCTAGAAGCAGGTGAAGATATTCCTGAATGGGTAGAAGCTGTTCCTAAATACCCAGAAGGTGACATATCATCAGAAGAGGTATCACGTATTTTGGGAAGATTTGAAGATCTTATGAAGAAGAACAGCAAAGAAGGTTATGCAAAGCCTATATCAAAAAGATCAAGGATTGCATACCGTACCTTGTACAAGGAAAGAAGTGAGCATGAAATCCCATTGTATATACTAGGGGACAAATATGTTATTACTATAACTGGAAATCCAAGAGTAGCGCAAGCTATGAATGGACTTCTTAACCCAAACGTAAATAACAAAGGATGGGCTGAAATAGGAGAAAGAATGCAAAGATTTATGGCAGGGGCATTTACCGCCAAAAATGCTGCCTTCTCTATTGCAAACCTCACAAAAGACTCCATGTACGCAAATAATCAGGTTTTCATAAAAGAAAACATACCTTATTGGATTAAGTTTACAAAAAAACAAAAAGCAGGTTTTGGTGACTTTATTCCCATGATGATGCGATTGAAAAAATACCGTGATGGAAACCTTGACTTATCTGATGAAACCAACAAGATGTTTAAGGAATTCATGGATAATGGCGGAGCAACGGGTTATACGTTTGTTGATACCCAGGAAAAATATGCAAAGGAACTGGCTGATAAATTAAAAGAACTTTCAAAAAGTAAATTTAAGGTTGCAGATCCTAGAAAGTTTATAACAGCTTTCTTTGATAGCGTTGAGTTTACCGGACAAGCAGCTGAACTTGTAAACAGATTTGCCGCATATCAAACAAGCAGAGATATGGGAAGAAGTGTAACGAGATCCATAAGAGATGCAAAAGAAATAACCGTCAACTTTAACCGAAAAGGAGCCGGTATGAAAAGCTGGGATGATAAAAAATCATTGTTTGATGTAACCAACATGGCAGCTTTCTTTTCTCAATATGGAAGAGCTTATATATTGTTCTGGAATGCCAACATGCAGGCAAAATACAGGTTCTACAAGAACATAAAAGAGCACCCTATAAAGACATCTACAACTCTTATAGGTAGCTCTATGATGTTTGCTTCTGTTTTGGTTCCTTTTATGAATAATTTTGTTCTTCCAGCATTATATGAAATGTTTGGCATAGGAAGCGGAGACGATGATGAAGATTATTATAATACTCTTACGGATTGGGAACGTACTCATAATATCTGCGTAAGGCTTCCTTACGGGAACTGGTTAAAGATACCTTTATCTCCTGAAATGTCTCCGTGGTACACAATAGGGGATTGTATAGGTGGCGCTATTGCCGGACAAAGAGAACTTTCGGCATCAGATTTTATAAAGTCAGGGATTGATGCAATATCTCCGCTTTCAATAAACTGGTCTTATGAAGGTGCAAATGTCTTATTGAATGTTCTTCCCACGTTTTCACAACCTGTGGCCCAAGTAGCCATGAATGTAAACTTTATGGGAAATCCTATAAAAAAACAGCCTTTTACAATTAGGCAAGGCTTTTCTCCTCAGTATAAAATGGTTTATGGAAATACAAGCCCTGCTCTTATAGAGCTTTCAAGACTTTCAAACAAACTGACCGGAGGTACCGATAGTAAAACATCTGGACGATTAGACTGGAATCCTGCACTATTGCAAAACGTAATAACGGGATATACAGGAGGTTATGGTAGTACCTTCTTATCGGTTGCAGACTGGATTGTATCTACTTCAAAGGGAGAAGAACAATCATCTACTATTGGTAAAATGCCTCTTGTAAGTAGATTTTTTATAAGTGGAAATAAAGATGTTAAAATTCGTAGGATAAACTCTTCTTTCTATGATGTAATAAAATTTACAGAAGAATTTAAGTTTGATCAGAAGTCTCTTGAAAATCAAATGAATAATTCTTTAAAAGAAGGTAATAAGGAAGAGTACATGAAATCAAAAAAACAGCTTGAAGAACTTCTTAAAAGTGACAGGGCTAAAAAATATATACAACTTGATAATATTGTAAATTCCACCAAAGACTTTGAGAAGTATTTAAAAGAAATGCCTGATGATGAGACAACGCAAGGTATGTTATACCAGCTTAAATCAAAAGGTTTGGAAATACTGAAGAAGTGAAATAAGAAGAAAGCGGTGCGCCATAATGACGTACCGCTTTTCCCAATATTTCAACTTTAGTATTTGAAAATAAGCTAGTTTTGTAAAAAATCACACAAACATGAATAAATTCTTAAACAGATCTGTAAAGCCGAAGCGGGACGACAGGACAAAAGAAACCGTTTACCGCACAAGAGGAACGGCGTATGAGGAACTTGAAGAGTTTGCTTCATACTGGAGCAGCCTTTACACTGCCCGTAAGAAAATGGAAAGATCCCTGATGTATGCGAAAGAAGATCAATGGGGAGACTATATAAAGGATCCGGACACCGGCAAGATGATGACTGAAGGAGAACTTATCAAGAAAAATGGTAAGGTTCCTTTGAAAAACAACATGATAGCACCGATTGTTAAGAACATAGAAGGCCAGTTCAGAAGAAACGTAACAAAACCTATATGCTCGGTAAGAGATCGGGATGAAGCAAAGGTCGGTGAAATGATGAGTATTGCAATGGAATATGCTCAGTCACTTAACGAGATCACAGAACTGGACGCAGCCAGCCTTATGGTTCTGGAATGTGGCGGCTACATTGCACAAAGAATAGAGTTCGGGTACAACGAGTACAAGCACATGAATGATGCATGGGTTTACAATGTTGATCCCTCACGGCTATTTTTCAATACAAACATAGAGGATCAGCGAGGATGGGATATAACCTGCATCGGTGAAATCTTTGATATGGACTTTGAACAGGTAGTCGCGGCCTTTGCAAAGAGTAAAAAGGATCGTGAATGGCTGGAAAGCATATATGGTACCAATGATCACCCAAGAAGATCATTCGTTGACGGTGTACAGGGCTACAACCAGAAAAATGCCGATTTTTATACACCTGCAGAAGTAGATCTTTGCCGGGTTATCCTAGGTTGGAAGCTGGAGAGCAGGGACGCATATTTCTACCACGACACGCTTGATGGAAGCTGGGGCTTTATCGGATTGAACGAAGTAAATAAGCTGGAATACATTAACCAGAAAAGAATATCAGAAGCACTTGAAGCTGGAGTAGAAGAAGAAGATATTCTTTTGATTGAATACGAATTCAAAGTAGAAAGATACTGGTATTACAGATATCTTTCCCCGTGGGGTGATGTTTTGCAGGAAGGAAGAAGTCCATACTGGCACGGCCAGCACAACTATGTATTTCATGCTTATCCTATCATACACGGAAAGATATTCAATTTTATAGAGGACTTTATTGACCAGCAGAGAAGTATCAACCGTACCATGACGCTGATAGACTTCATACGTTCTTCTTCAGCAAAAGGTCTGGTAGTTGTGGATGAAGATGCGTTCGACAGCATGAGCCGGGAAGAAATCATTGATGAATACGTCAGATATAACGGAGTTCTTTTCTGCCGACTGAAACCGGGTAAAGACATTCGTTCAGTCATTACACAGCTTAACGGAGCAGGGGCCATTCAGGGAGACTATGAACTGTTAAGCCTTCAGTTAAAACTGATCAATGATATTGCCGGTGTAAACTCGGCTATGCAGGGGAAAGATCCTTCATCCGGAACTGCCGCTTCTCTTTATGCACAACAGACGGAAAACGCATCTATGAACCTGAAAGGTTTGTTCGATTCGTTTAAAGCCTTCCGGAAAAGAAGAGATCTCAAGCTGATGCAGACTATTCAGCAATATTATGATTCGCCCAGATACATAGAATTGGGAGGAAAAGATTATTCTGAAGAATCTAAATATTACGATCCGGAAAAGGTTCAGGGTGCGCAGCTTGATCTTGAACTTACAGAAGGAACCAACACACCTACATTCCAAATGCTTGAAAACGAATTCCTAATGAAGCTGTTTGAAATGCAGGCTATCAACGTAAAGACCTTGCTGGAAAACTCCAGTCTGCCTTTTGCATCAAAGATATTGGAAAGTATCAAACGTGCAGAGCAGGAAATGGCAGAAAGCCAGAACATGACACAGATGGATCCGGCACTGATGCAACAGATCGCAAGTCAAAATCCGGCACTTATGGAGAAGATGATGAACGATGCAAATGCTTCTCCACAAGACGGAATAATACAACAGGCAGCTTAAACGGAAGCTTCGGAAACAATACGGGTTTTTCTCTTTTGAAGGCCCGTATTTTTTTGTGCAATCCTGTATGGTTTCTCTGTCTTATAGCAAACATATACGCCTATTGCGGTAGACATTACACGGTCGTCATGGCAACCCTCAACAGCACCAGTCTTTTTGCCATCCTCTTTGATTTCAAACTGGTCGTATTCAAATGTTGTTTCTAAGCTTCGTTCTATGTACAGGCAATCACGCATTGCAGCTTTCAGGAACCCGGTAACCATTGGCTTGGTTGAAGGGTTGGTGTGGAAACCATATTTAACAGGTGCGCCCTGTTTGATCTGTTCCGGACTTGTGCGGCTATACAGGTCGGGATAGAAATCAACAATTTCATCAAGCACATATTCAAAATTGTCTCCTTCTGTTCCTTCTGTCTCTAATGTATTGGATTCAATGACAAGTAAAGCCATGTCATAAGCTTTAGCTATCTGGGCAGCCTTCCATATCAAAAGGTCATGTTCGATATGACCATGCCATTCGGCAACTACTTCCGGAATACCGCCTTCAATCATGGGAAGCCGGTCAAATACCTTAATCGAAGAGTAGTCTGCCTGATCTCCAGTACCACCAATATCAACAGAAACAATATATCTGTATCTGTAAAGCCCTTTTGATTTGTCTGGAAGCATCCAGACATGCAGCGCATTTTCTCTCTGTTTCGGTTTTTCGACTTCAACAAACCGTATATTTTCAAATGCTTTTTCTCCTTTAGTTGCGTCACCGACAAATTCTCCATAGAAAGCCGGATCCATACAGGATTTACGACACTGTTCAACATATTGTCTGGGGAAGAACGGACGGCCGGTTGACTGAAATGCTTCTTTCGGATCAGAAGGATATTCAGAACACATACGCCATTCCTCAACCATTCCTTTTTTCTTTTTCCGATACCAGGCAATAGCTTCAAGAGTAGCACCCAACTCAAAAAGATAGTGTTCGTATTCATCCATTGATTCTATGAAATCCAGATAGTTCTGATATCCTATGTAAGTGGAATACATATCAATCAGAAACCACGGGATAAATACGGGTGTAAAGTCGTTTTCTCCCTTTACAGCTTTCAGCCATGTTCTGTGAAAATAGTTTCCTACACCTTTGGCGGTAGATTCAAGAACCTTGACTGTGTAAGGGCCGTCATTGATTGATCCGAAAATAGACTGTACAAGATCTTCAGGCTTTTTACCTTTCGTTTCCTTCCACAAACCCACCTCTGTCAGATGGGCCATAGATATATTTTGAGAACGAAGGCTATCCGGTTTCTGGGCCGATCCGATTGAGTAAAGACACTGACAATACTGTATCTGTCTTGTTTTAGATGATCCTTCAAACGGAGTAGTTTTCAAAGAAATACCATTCGTAGCCCATGTGGGATAATGTTCTATCACTTTAGAAAGCATACCCGAAACAATATTTGACTGGGATTCTACATCACCGCATATAACACTGTTCCAGTTCTTCCTATGAATGATCTGGATCCAAAGCATGTATATCTGAGTAAGAGTAGATCCGCCCCATTGCCGGGCTTTCAAAAGTATTATGTTGATAGGTTCATTATTCTTTCTAAGCTTTTCCAGAGTACAAAGATATGTCCTCTGTGCCCTGTTAAGAAGGAAGTGTATATCCTCTCCACCTCCCTTTGGAGAAATAAGAGCGGTACTGCATGCCCAGAATTCAAAATCATACAGAAATCTCTGCCGACAAAATTCAACATACAGAAGATTAGCCATGTATTCTGTATACGCCTGCTGCATTATTCTTTCAATGTACAGACGTATTCCAAGAGACATGAGAACCTGACAGAAGCCGGTATTGGCAAATTCCACCGGAAGCCACATTTCCTTCAAAGGAAAATCTTCACATGTTACCTTTACTCTCTCAATAGAAAAAGATCCTTCACCGGTAAGAGGATTGTAAGGCGATTCAATTACTTTGAGCCTTTCAAGGTTTTTCTTTATTATTTCCTGTGCCTGCATAATATCCTCCTGTAAACTAGGCTAGCCAGATACGAGGATGAAAAGCTGTACACATGGATGAGTGTGTTTACCCCGTGCGCAAACAAGCCGGTAAAAACATAAGAAAAAATAATAAGTGAAATGGATTTCAGAAAAAGCTTCTTGTTTATGTCAGAAAGATAATATCCCATTATCACGGAAATGACAGCGGAAAATCCGCAAGTTGGAACATCTTTAGCCGACAGATATCCGGATATGGCCGGTATTATAACACAGGCCGGAAGCAAAAATTTAAGATCAGATTTATGAAGAACGCGGTAATAAGTCCAGAACACAAAGCAATTAACCGCAAGATGAAGAAAGTAAGTATGTACCAGATTATATGTGAATAGCGTCCACCAAGAAGAGTGGTTTGTAACGGCCAGCATTTCGATCGGATAGAAAAAAGAAAGCAGCCAAATAATAAATAGAACAACTATGACTGGCATTTCTTCCTTTCTTTGTAGTAGCTGTAAATGATTTCCCGGAATGTTTTCAGATCAATGTAGTAGGAAGGTGCTTTTTCCTGTAAAATCTTTGTCAGGATCGAATAACCGACCAATCCTGTCTTATCCTTATAGACTTTGTATCTTCTGTGCAACTCCTGATACATAAGGATAGTGTTCTTATTTTTAAGCCCCAGCGGCTTTCCTCTCTCAATCTTCGAGACATAACGTCTGGCGTTCTCGTAACTGACATAAAATCTGGGAGCACCCTTCATCATAACCGAACGTATGATATCGTCCTGTGTTACGGAAAATTTTCTCATAGACTTTATTTCTTCAAAGAACGCGTCTGTTATATGCTGTCGTCGAAGTTCTGAAATGTAATTCTCTTTCATAAAACGCAGCTTTCCACAAAGATAATAATAAAAAACAAACAAATAGCCTTATTACCCAAATCGTCAATTATACTACCCAAATCATCAACTTTAATATTGCTTTAAAGTCTTACTTTGCATATATACTAAATGACTGCAAAAATGGATAAAGAAGAAATGGCTAAAACAGCAGCGGAACAGGAAACCGCAGCCAGTGAAACAGAGAGAAAACCGACAAACAAAGAACGGTTTAACTCAATGATGATGGAAAGGATGCAGGGATTTAACCCTGATGATGAAGAGGGAGCATACGGAATGTTGATCGACGACTACACCAAGAGTGATGAACAGAAGAAGATTCTTTCGGATGCTATCAATCAGGATCCCCGTTTAGCGCAAGTTCTTTCTGATATTGTAAGCGGCAAGAGAAGCAGCGGTAATGCGCTGGTAAGGTATTACGGAAGAGACTTCCTTTCAGCAGAAGAAGGAACACCGGAATATGATGATATCGCAGCAGCAGAAGAAGAACGGAAGAAAGAAGCCGAAGAACGTGCTGCAAGGGAAAGAGAATACAAAAGCAACATGGACACATCCGCTCCTGTAATTGAGCAATTCTGCAAAAAGAAAGGCTATGATGTTGATGAATTCCTGGATAAGGTATGGGATTGGGTTGCATCACCCATTCTTTCCGGAAGATACACTCCCGAACTTCTTGAAATGATGGATAAGGCTTTCAATTACGACACAGACGTAAGTGATGCACTGAAGGCCGGGGAAGTCAAAGGAAGGAACGAAAACGTAAACAAAATGAGAAATGACAAGATTGGAGACGGACTGCCTACCGGACTAGGTACAAATACCAAACAGACCAAGAAACCGAAGCAGAAACAAGAAACAATTCTTGACATTGCAAAATACGCATAACAGCTACAACACAAACACAAAATAACACGCAAAATTATGGAAAAACTGATCAAATTTATCAAAAAAGAAAAATGGGGCGTTTTGTCTGTCTGCCTGACAGTTCTGTCGGTTTTGATAGGATCTCCATTTATGCTTGCAGCAGAAGGGGCTACCGTTGCAGTAACAGAAGGCGGCGCACAGGCACAGCCCGGACATACCGGTGCTGAAACACAAATTCCCGGACAGGCAACAACTGTTTCAGGAGTTGAACAGGCAACCGGCGGTGTCGGAGGTGACGGACTTATCCAGCCTGAGATTGACGAGCAGATTTTTGAAATCGGTACCGATGAAACAGTACTTGACGGTATCATGCGAAAAGCAAAACGTCAGGTAAAAGTTAAAAGCTTTGAGGTAGACCACTACATCATTGACGAACAGAAAGCCGTTGTCGAAGTTTCAAAAAAATACACCGCAGCCGAAAGCGAAACGGCAACCATTGAAGTAGCTTCCAAAGATGCAGGCTTGTTTCAGGAATATGGAACTATTCTCGCAAAGGGGGTAAACGGATATGATCCCACCGGACAGAGTGAACTGGAAGGCGTAGACCTTATGCTGTTTATCGTAGGTAAAGACAGTTCAAAAAATGGCAGCCCGATTGTACGCGCAATCAACGGTCCAAAGAGTGAAACAACAGATATGTACTGTAATGTTCCTACTATTGAAGCAGGAACTAAACTGGTAATTCTCAGCAACGCATGTGCTGAAACCCAGAAGAATGTTGCTCCGGACATTGTTGTTCCTTCTCCCAACAGGGTTTATCTGCAAAAGACCATTATGAACCAGATTGTTTCTGATTACTTCGACAGTTATAAGAAAAGAATTCCGTTCCAGCAGGCCACTATTGCAGAAGCCGCCGTTAAACAGTACAGACGTAAGAACAACAGAACGCTGTGGATCGGTCAGAAAGGTAAAGTGAAAGTAGACCGCGGTGAAATGGGAGTTCAGACGGTTTATTTTACAGAAGGTATCAGATGGCAGATCAAACGCGAATGGCAGCACGATGGTAAATGGACGTTTGAAGAAATCATTGCACTGGCCAAACTGAAGTTTACCGGATCCGACTGTTCAAAAGAAGCTTTCTGGCTGATGGGCCGTGACCAGCTTGAATCTATCCAGAACATTGACTTCACCAAGCATAAGGATATCACCATGACTTCCGCTACCACATGGGGATTCTCTTGTACCAAGCTTCACACGGTATTCGGTGATTTTTACTTGAAACACGAACCTACTCTTGATGTTATCGGATATGCAAACTCTGGAGCAATCTTAGACATGCAAGGTCTGGTAAGATACTGGTACAAGAACGAAGAAAAGTCTACCGAAGATATCGAAGGCGAAGAAGCAAAGAGACAGGCCGTGATCTCTATCAATGCTCTGGCGTTGAAAGGCTTCTCACATATCTGGGTAGAAGGTGACTACAAGGGAAGTCTGCCGGGTGCAACAGTTGTTTCAGTTCACGACAACGGAACAGACGCGCCTGCTGATCCAAAGGCCGGTCAGATTTTCTATCTGAAACAGGCATGTACTGGTATCTCCGGAAGTAAAGCCGGTGAATTCTGGAAATGGAACGGTTCTTCATGGGAAAAGTACGAAGGTGAGATCTACACAAAGAACGAATCCTTTTAATGTATAACTTAAAAAGCGGGGCGGGTAAAACCGCCCTTACCTTGTATTATGGCTAAAATAGATTTATATAAAAAGAAATATGGCATTTACGGTAAAGTTGAAATGAGTGTTCTTATACCCGTAAACAAAGCCAAGTTAAGAATCAACTTTCAGGATGGCATAATCAATGCGCAGGGGGTAGTACCAGCCAGCTTTACAACATCTGATCCAGTTGTACAGACTGCCATTGAAAACCACGAAATGTATTTGAAAGGAAGGATCAAACTTGTAAAAAAATATAAGATCGGAGAAGTTGAAACGGAAACATCTTCTCAGCCTTCCAAATCTGAAAGCCCTGCACCGGAGACACCGCAGAACGGAAGTACGGTGTATGAAGATGTAAAAAACGCACAGACAGCTAAAGAAGTTCTTATCCGTGAATTCAATGTTCCGATTATTGAGTTACAGGACAAAGAAAGTATCAAATCAAAAGCAAAAGAACTGGGAGTGTCATTCCCTAACTGGAAATAATTATGATAACAAAGGATGAAATAGTAGCAAAGGTTAAGGCTATAATGAACGAGATCGGGGAAGAAACCAATGCTTCCCTGCTTGACGAAGATACAATAAAAATAGACCAGTACATTGAAGAGTGTATAGGTGACGCCCTATCCCTTGTAATACTTAATTCTCCGAACCTTGTCATAAACCCAAAGAAAGGATCAGTAAGCCCTACTACCAACGGAGACGGTACAGGATATGTTGTCCTTCCAGACGACTTTGTGAAGCTTGTAGCCTTCAAAATGAACGGATGGAAAAGGTCTGTTTCTATTGCTTATCCTTTAGACAGCGAACAGGCTAAAGAGCAAGGAAACGAATTCACAAGAGGAACCAAAAGTAAACCGGTGTGTGTATTGTCATATTCTCCCGAAGGGAAGAAAACTTTGGAGTATTATAGTTTGGGAGACAGCGAAAGTCATACTATATCCGTATTTGTGTATGAAGCGGCATACGATCCTTCTTCCGGGATAAATCTAAAATCAAACGATCCTGCATTTTACGCTTTGTGCTATATGACTGCCAGTCTGGTATATTCCATTTTTGAAAACCCGTCAACCGCAAAGGAAATGCAGACAATAGCTATAAACTATATTAGCAATGCCATATCACATTGATGAAGAGAACAGCGAACTTGCATTTGAGGTCCGCGAAGGTAATAAGTTAGTAATAAAGATAAAGTCAAACATATTCAGTGATTCACTGGAACTTTATCTTATAAAGGTCGGTGATAATACTGAACCTACTGATAAAAATGTATTCTCTTCATTACGTGTTCTAAAAGAAATAGAAAACCTTCACGACACAATCCTGAAGGAAATAAACTCTGTCACTTCCGGGTTCTGGGAATTGAAACAAGATTCTCAGGGTAATGAATATATTGCGACAAAGTACAATGTTCTTACCGAAGGAGGTCTCACTACTTACGGTCTGGGTGAACAGAAGCTAGGAACTATCTATGACGGCCTTCCGATAGATAACAATACAATTTACTGGGAAGAAGTTGAAGGATCCAGAGTATTAAAGGCAAAAGGATCCGGCGGTGGTAGTACCGGTTTAGATGAAACAAAGCTTTGGAATGTTTTAGGAACCCCAGGAGATCAACAGATTGATTATTCACATTTAAGCGATGCGTTTTCTCAGTTCAGCAATGAGTTTGTAACTATCAACACCGAACAGGAGATAACGGCATTAAAGCATTTCACTGCCGGTCTATCAATCGGATCAGCCAAAAAGAAAATTTATGAAAAAGACGGTGTTTTATACATTGATTCAAATGTAGCTATCACCGGTGCTTTGACCATGTATGCAACCGATGGTCAAAGTGTTAGTAGTATTTATGACGGTTTACCTATTGATAACGATACAATCTATTGGGAAACAGTTGAAGGATCCAGAGTTTTAAAGGCTAAAGGTGGAAGTTCCTTTGATGAAAATGCCATGTGGTCTGCACTTTCCGGATCTTCGGACAACCAGATCAACAAGTCGCATCTAACTGATGCTTTGGCCGGGTATGCAACGACTGAAGCTTTAAATTCTGTTTCTAATAAGCTTAATGACTTCTTGGAAGGTTCTGATACGGATAACATCATAAACAAATGGAAGGAATTGGAAGCATTTCTGTCCGGCATGGCCGAAACGGATAATCTCGCGGAAATACTTGAAACAAAAGCTGACAAAAAATATGTAGATAGTACTTTCGTAACACTGGGAACCAAGCAGACAATAACTGGGGAAAAGACATTTTCCTCTGTGCTGAATACAGCCGCTATCAAGGCATCCGGAGAAATAACAACGCCATCACTGGCCGCGTCTGACTATGTTACTATTGCCGGAATTAAACTGAGAAAGCTGGAGGATGGTGCGTTAATGCTGGAAGGAAATCTGGCATTAACTGGGGCTTTGACTATGTACGCTAGCAATGGGCAAAGCTTTGATACAATTTACGATGGTCTCCCGATCGACAATGATACAATATACTGGCAAGAAGTTGACGGATCAAGAGTTTTGAAAGCAAGAGAGGGTAGCGGATCATCCTTCGACAAGTCTGCCATGTGGAATGCTTTAGCAGGAGGAACAACAGAGCAGATAAATAAAACCCATCTTACTACAGCTCTTAATGGCTATGCAACTGAAAGCTGGGTAACTAGTAAGAACTATCTTACTTCTGTTAGTATTGCAACGATCTCTGATTTGCATGCTAATTGGGATGCTCTTTTAAAAGCAGCCCCTTCGGCATATGTTACTCGCTGGCCGACTATTTCGGAAGTAACGGGTAAGCAAAATCTAGTGGTAAAGCTGAACGGAGGAACAACAGAGGGAACTAACCAATTTACCTACAATGCTACTGCTGCTAAAAGTATAAATATAACAGCATCTAGCGTTGGTGCTGCTGCTAGCAGTCATAACCATTCTTGGAGCAATATTACTTCCGGCAAACCAACTACTTTGGCCGGGTACGGAATTACAGACGCTCCGACTAAAACGGGTAGTGGTGCTAGTGGTACATGGGGTATTAATATTAGTGGAAATGCCAGCAATGCCGATAAACTTGATAATTACCATGAGAGTAGCTTTTTTAGAGCAAGAAATACTATGAATAGTTCTAAAATAGATACATTTGCTTTAAGAGAGAATGGAACTTATTCAGTAGGTTATGGTGGATATTCTGGAATGCTGTCGGTTTTCAAATGTGGAACAGGAAGCATTTATTCTATGGAAATATTATCTCCATATTATGAAACTTCTCATGGTCTAAAGTTTAGATATGTTGTAGACGGTACAAGATATACTAATTGGAGATCATTTGCATTTGAAGACGGGAATGTGTATTCAGCAACAAAACTTCAAAATAAAAGATATTTTTGGGGACAGGAATTTGATGGTACAACAGATGTAACGGGGATAATAGTAGCATACAATGGTATTCAATTACCTTATAGAAAACAAATCCAAACAGAATATGGAACTTTATTATCATCGGGATATAATTCTGAATCCGGATATAATGACTTTTTCCAATTAACAGCTATTGGGGCAAATAAAGCTGCAAGAAGTTTAGTCGGCGGAAATACAGGAAAATTGGTTTGGGAAGGACATCAGTTTATTATGACGACATATGATGGAGGATGGTATATGTCTGATAATGAATGGATGCGAACTTATAACAATAAGGGAGTAGTATGCAATGATCTATGGATAGATTCTCGTGTAAGATTTGGAGGAAACGCTGAATTTGGAGGAAACAATTATCCAAATGGGGTGGTATTTTATGATAGGACAAGAAAGCAAAGAGGTATATTTGCTTGGTATAATGACCATTTTTATATGGCAAAATTTGAAAACAATAAAGAATCAACTGGGTATGTAGCTATATATGAAGATTATGTAGGAGTTGGAGGTAACTTGCTTGTATCTGGCGGTGCCACATTTTATAGTTCTGATATACGCTACAAATCAATTATGCAGCAAGTTGAATTATCCCTGTTGGCAATAGCAAATGCACCTTCATTTGTATATCATTGGAATAAAGAAGGAATGAAATGCGATAGGCTTAACTTGGGAGGATCAGCCCAATATACGCAGTCAATACTTCCGTGGGCAGTTGAGGAAAAAGATAATTTTTTGAGCATGGACTACGCAACAGTAGCATATACATTCGCTGTTCATACGGCCAGACACTTGCTCACCTACGAGAGCAGAACCGATAAGAAAATCAAGAAACTTGAGAACAGAGTTAAATATTTAGAGAAACAACTTAAAAAGCTAGGCTATGAAGAAGTTCGTACTTTGGATGATCAGAGTGTTTGAGTTAGACATTCCGACCGAGAAGATTGTAACAAAAGTAGTGGAGAAACAAGTATTGATCCCGGAAAACGGAGTTATTGAAGGAGATTTACTTGTCAAAGGTCATGTTACAGTAAAGGGATCTTTGGACGTAGAAGGGAATCTTGTAGTGTATAAAGATAATAGTAAGGAGGAATAACTATGGTAAGAGATATAATTCCAACCGAGAACGTAACTTATGATGATATCCGCGATACGCTCAACGCGAACAATGGATCAGTCACCAACGTAGCAGAAACCGCATTTAAAGCAACTGCAAATATCAATATGTTTGCAAAATATAAGCCTTCTGATATTGGTGCTGTAAACTTTACGAGAGATAACCCCGGAGCATTTGTCGTTGATTCTTGGGACGGTCAACTAGTCACTATCAAAGATAAATGGTGGATCGGTAAAAATGGAACATGTAATATAAACATTCCTATCATTGATAATTTGGAAAACAATGCTCCCAATGATGTTCCGTGGTCTTATATACCAGTTCCGGGTGGCCAAAATGCACCTTACAGATTGGGAGACTTTGCCGGGTATGATGCAAAAGCGACAAGTGATATGATCACATTGGTAGTGCCGGAATATGTTGTAATAGGACAAAGTTTGCGAGTGCCGATATATATGCCGGAAAAGAGAGAGACAGAACTAACTCTTAACGACATATACGATGTGACAGGTGGTGTAACTCTAGTATTCCGAATTTGGGTGCAGGGTAAAACTGGATATTACAAACTGATAGAGTTTCAGCCCAAACATCAGACAATGCTGGAGATAAGCGCGGAAGATCTGGAGTTTATCGGAATGTCCCCCAAAGATACCGTATGTATGCACCTTATGGCAAAAGATGTAAAAGGAAGGTACAGAAACATGAAGGCAACGGAAGATACAACAACCTTGTATAAAGTCAAGGTTTTCTCTACCAAGCCATACGACTTTATTACGCCTCGTGGTGAGGTTCTGCAAAGCAATTCTGACATTAAGAGATTGCGCCTGTACAACATTACGTTTGGTATTACAGCCGTTGGATTTTCAGGAGGTACGCTGGAAGCTGGTAGTAAGATTGCAGTGTACAGATACAAGTCGGGCAATGTCAATTATAAATATGAGCAGCCGTGGTACGAAACTGGCCCTGCTGGAGAATTAACGGTAGCAGCCGGAGAAATCAGGTATTACCCGATTATACCTAGCTTCGATTTTACCACAAACGACATAGACGAAAGTGTAACTAAAGCTGTCGTTATATGGTGGAATTCCAGTTATATAGAATTATCAAGACTTGAAGTTACAATAAGAAAAACAGATTTTTAATTATGGAAATAAGAACAGAACAAGAAGGAAAATGGATATCCCCGATGTATGGTAAGTTTCTTACGCAATCATCCGCAACAAAAGATGAAGATCGGGTAGTGGCCAAACAGGTATATATCCCTTTGGATGAAAGTAACGATGAATGGACTGAGATCACCAAAGAAGATGCGGAACGTATCTTCAAGGCAAAGAAAGCTGCAAGAGGTCAAATAGAATATCCGGAAGAACAGGTTAATCAGATGATCGGTCTGTTTGCTTCACAGATCAACGCCATGAACCTTACGGACGAACAGGCTTTGCGGTTTAAGAACCTGTACCCAGCCTGGGAGAATTTCATCAATCAGAAACTTGAAAAAGATTACAAGGTACTTTATCAAGACAGGCTTTGTAAAGTGAAACAGACTATTGAAAATGTACAGGAAAACCAACCGCCTAGCGTTGATACGGCAGCACTGTACGAAGAAATCAACGAAACCAATGCCGGGACAAAAGAAGATCCTATTCCGTACAATAACAACATGGAGTTATTTGAAGGAAAGTATTACTCCCAGAATGGTATCACGTACAAATGTACCAGAAACACCGAACAGGCCGTATATCAGGACTTGTCCGGACTTGTAGGAATTTATGTAGAAGTAGCAAACTAAAAATTATATCTCTATGAAACTTAAAACCGTAGTTATAGCATACAAAATGCTGGATGATGCAGTGATCACAAGTGTAAACGACAAAGATGCAGTCAGTATTATTAAGAACCGGAAGGAAATGCGCAAGCATGTGGAAGCCTATGATGCACTTCTGAAGGATGCACAGGAAAAGTTCAAGCCTAAAAACTTTGACGAAATGCAGGAAAAGACCCGTAAGTGGAATGAACTTTCAGAGAGTGAAAAGGAAGAACTTAACAATTTCTTTGCGCCTTACCAGAAGAAGGTAGATGCAGCCTGTGAACCGGAACTTGAAAAGGAAGTAGAAGTAACTCTTGAAAAGATTTCCGATGAAGGAGCAATCCAACTGGCAAAGGAAAACAAGTGGCCTATGTCTAGACTGGATCTCCTGAAAATCATGCTTGATTAACAGATACTTGCGATAAATGGTATTTATTTCCTAAAACAAAGCCTGCCGATTAATATAGCAGGCTTTTTTACTATATTTGTGAAAACAAAATAAAACGATTATGGCACAACTCAATTTTACACAGAACGGACTTGCATGGATATCCGATGAGATATCCGTATCATCAGACTTCAACCTTCACATAGAAAGGGAAAAACCGGCACAGCTTAATATCATGCAGAAAACCAGCGGTGAGAAATGGGCTGATATTATTGAAGCAGAACGATATGCCAACAAAACCGTGATTGATGTGGATATACAGGTTCTTATCCCGAAAAAGATCAAGGTTATCAGTTATTCCAAAGTAACATCAGCAGAATACACGACAGCATGAAAACAAACATTATAGGATCTGTTATCAATACGAATGTCATTGGTGACATAAGTAACAGATCTCCGGCACCACCGGAAGAGAATATAACGGATGCACTTCTTATGGAGGATGGAACACTCTTCCTTATGGAAGATGGTACATACTTCCAGCTTGAAGGAGAGCAGCCGCAAGGAATTAACAGGAGTTACTAAAAATTTTAAAACACGACATTATGGCAATTACAGGAACGAAAATCAGCCAGATGGCCGAACTGAATGAAGTCACCGGCAACGAATATATCCCGGTCGTGGATAGCAAAGGAAACAACAAGAAGGTCAAATCGGGTAAGTTCGCCAAGAAGGATGACCTACCCGACATCACCCACCTTGCGACCCAAGAAGAACTATCCCAAGCAATCACACAGGCAACCCAAGACCTGCTCACCAAGACCGATGCGGATGGGGCCTATGCAACGAAGCAGAGCCTTGAAGAACTATCCGTAGATGTCGAGCAGTTGAAGCTGTCCCAGTCCCCTTATTCCGTCGCCGGCTGGGACCCCGACGAGCTGGCGCCCGAAAGCGTGTCGTTCTTTTGCGGTATCAAAGACATTCTGATGAAGTACGACTTCTATCTGCTTGACACCACCGACAATACCCGTCAGACCACGAAGCCTGTCGGCAAGCTGATGCGCAACAACCTGCTGCGGTTTGCGGACGGCAGCTTTGCACCGACCGTCGGAATTACCGAGGTGCAGCGTGCAGAGTGTGATGTAGAGCTGTATCTTGACAAAGCTCAGCAACAAAAATATTGTGATGCAGGTGCATTTGACGCAGAGGCATTCTACAATGAGCACGGCATGGCCAAGCTCTACAATTCGGAGGGTGCCGAGGTTCGCGTGCTCCGCCCGTGGGAAACCACCGAAACCAAATACACCATCGGCATCGCACGTACTGACACCGTGTATCTGCTTGACAACGTAATCGGCGAGAGCGGCAAGGCATGGAAAGGCATATTCACCAATCCAGTTGTGTGGGACGGAATTGACGTCAGCAAGTACCCTCTTGTACCGACCGCCATCGGCCCCGGCCCGGCATGTACGGTGAACAAGAAGACACGAAACTTCCTGTATCTGTATAAGGGTGAAGGCAACTGCCAGTCGGGGAAAGGCCAGGACAACCTGTGTACCATGTTCTACGACCAGGACAAGACCTATCCTCGTGTCAACGACATGCAACAGATTAACAACATGACCTACGCCCGCTCGAACAATGCGGACACAGACGCTCCTTATCCGTTTGCAGAAGGCGGCTATCATGCCTTGAATACACTTGTTACGGAGCTTGAGGTGCTTTACGGGACAAAATACCTGCATAACGCAAACATGTTCGGAAGCGGGATATCGTCCAACGACTCTTGTGCCAATGAAGGCAACTGGCTTGTGAACGGTGGCGTCAGGTTCAAAAAAAACGGTACAGAAACATGGACGTACGCCAAATGGAGCGATCAGAAAGATATTTATTACAACGCAACAGGGAGTCGAACACATTTCAGTACACTCATTAACAGCGAATACCCCAAAGAAGCCTGCATGGAGAGCCAGATGGCCTTCAGTTTTGCCATGGAAACCGGAGTGCCCGAAGATACGGATTTTGAGTTCTATGGTTATACTTATAGATACGTTAGCGTCCCTGGAACTGACGGTACGGCCAGTATGAATGTGCGTGTATATAAAGTCATGTCACAGACCTTTACGGCCTATACTTCCGATGGCACTGAACAAAGCTGGGACGTAGAAGTCAACCTGCGCATGTCGCTCTATTCCGGAGTAAATCTTTCAGGAGACATATTCATTTATTGTGGCGGCGGTTATGAGCAGGTTGGTACCTGCCTTTATCCTACCAGTGCCAGTCAGGGCAATCCTATCAAGTTCTATCTGCAACCCGACCAGCTGCTATGGCATACCGAAAAAACTTCGTCCAAAACGGAACTTGGAGTATTTGACTTTGAAAGCCAATATCCGATGATAGGCGAAGGAACCAATCTTGGTGACGGTTACGCTCTTCGTAGGTTGCCTTATGCACCATGGAAGATAGAGAAAGGCGGAAGCATATCCACCGGGGAATGTCTGTATGTATGGGACAACAACCATTGGAGTACGACACTTAACCAGCGTGTACGCCTGGCCTGCCGTTCTCGCGGTTTTGCGTCCCACAGCGCTTGCTCGCCTCGTCCCTTGTTTGCGCATACTGCCGTTACGTCTGCCAATCGCTACTTTGGCGGGTTTGCCCAAGCCTTGATTGAGTAGGCGCAGCCCGCTGCAAGCGGAATAAAGGGGCTGCAAGCCCCGCAGAAATCCTTTCGTCTCCCGTCAAGTCCGGCATGAGGACCGAGACCTCCGAAACGGGAAAGGAGGGTTGAAAAAACGGTGAAGCGGCTGGCCTGCCGTTCTCGCGGTTTTGCGTACCACAGCGCTTGCTCGCCTCGTAACTTGAATGCGAATAATGCCGTTACGAATGCCAATCGCAACAATGGCGGGTTTGCCCAAACAGGAACAATAAAACTTCGAGAACCGCTTCGCCGTGTCTTGGAATGACAAATATATAAGACAAGCCCGCAGTAAGGAGTGCGGGCGACGGTGGTACCCACACTGTCCAGCAAGCCCGGCTTGCAAACGATATGAAGAGAATAGATAACATAAATATTAACCTAAGCATCAGCGATATGCAGTCGGCAGTCTACAGAGCCTTCCGCAAACACGGCTCCAAGCGGGATGTCAAAGCCTTCAAAAAAGACTTCGACAACCGCTGCATGAGCCTGTTCCTTGCGCTGAAGGACGGGAGCTGGAAAGACCGCCTGTCATACCGGAGTCTCGTGAAGGTCAACAACAACGGGAAGGTGCGTAACATCCTTAGCCCTTCGCTGGAGACACGCATCTACCAGCATCTTCTGCTGAACCTGCTGGAGCCGCATTATTCCCGGAAAGACAACCTGAACGGCCTGAACTGCAAACCCACCTGCGGGATTACGTCGAAGAGACACTCGCGTTCCGTCGTCCACCGGCTGAAGCATATCTTCTACGACCGCAGAGACCTTCATTACTGCCTCGTCATCGACCAGCGGAAATGCTACGAGCATATTACTCCTAAGGTATTCCGAAGAGCGTTGAAGCAAATGGTGGCCGACTCTTGGCTGGTTGACTATGCCGTCGATGTCTGTTTCGTTAACGGAAGGCTCCCCATCGGCACGCCGACAAGCCCTTTTGTCCACCACGTCGTCATGCTCGAGTTCGACTACTTCGTGAAGTCCATATCGCCTGTAAGCGTCCGCTATGCCGACGACAATTTTCTGGCATTTGCCACGAAAGATGAAGCGCAGACCGCAAAATGGAGAATAAAGAACTGGTGGTGGTACAGATTGGGAATGCGTGCCAAGAGGGGAAGTGCACAAGTGCGACCTTTGTCCAATCCGTGCGACTTCTGCGGGTACGTTTTTCATCGGAACCAAGGCAGGGTAGTTTGCGGCCACGACAAAGGCTACGTGTCCGTGCGGAAATCCACCCTGCGACGGGCGAGAAAATGCCGTTCCGACAAGTCGTGGGCCTCCTATTACGGCCTGATGAAGCACGCCGACAACTATGCGCTGATGCGATACATAGAAAACAAGATGAAGTTACCCGCATTGACACAGAAGATACGGATAGACCGTAAGATGGATGCCAGACACGTCGAAATCAAAGACCTGTTAGGCATGTCAATCACAATCTACGACTACGAGCTAAGGTACAATTCGCAGCGTGAAGCCAACTGGATAAAATGCCTTGTAGGCATGGAAGAGGTCGTTGACGGAGAACGGACAGGCAAGATACTCGCCCGTGAATTTCACGGCAATTACCAAGGCATCATCCAGTTCATACTGGCTTGTGAACGCGAGTATGGCAAACAAGCCGTCCTTCCGCTGGAAGAAGTGGAAATCGAGAACCAGTGCGGTTATATCTTCAAGAACTCAACAAACCAATTAACGTATATTGAAACATGAAATCAATCAATTATCAGGTAGTACCTTCTACCATAGAAGAAGACTACAACAGCAGCAGAACCGTTTGGAATGGAGGTAAAATCCAATCCATGGACGAAGGTAGTTATGTAACTATGTTCATTGGGCATAAGACCGTGAAGACCATTGACGAGGAAGGTGTGGAGCAGAATACGACCGAAGCCTTTCCCGTGCGAGTGCAGAAGCCGTATAGCATCGATAAGGCCGTAATGGCAGGAGTTATGAGCGCTTATGGCCTGACGACATCGCAGGACTATGCAGCCCTGTCCGAAGAAATCGAGCGGAAGAGGCGAATTAATTCCGAAGATGCCTCAGTAAAAGACTACGACATCCTCGTGGACTGGATACGCGGCTGTCTGGACGGCACATATAAGAACCGTGTGGACGAAGTGAAGGCCAAGGTATTAGCCAAGATAGATGTGTACGACAAGTCAGAAAATGTAAATTCATTCATTCTTGACGGACAAAATATGTGGCTTGACAAATCTACACGTGTGGGTCTGATGAACTCAACAAATATAGAAAAAGAAGCGAGGCATGAGAATACAACACTTTGGTTTGGTGGGCAAAGCTACACAATACCATGTGAAACGGCTATTCAAATGCTTTCTTCTCTTGAACTTTATGCTTTAAATTGCTACAATGTGACAGCACAGCATAAGTCCTCAGTTGAAGCGATGGAAACCGTAGAAGAGCTGGAAAGCTATGACTACACTGAGGGGTATCCTGAAAAACTTGTTTTTAGCACTACAGCATGATACTAATATTTGCATCATTAGCCATAATCCTTACTTATGTAGGGGTTATGGTTGAAAGGAATGGAATACCGTCTTCAATAAGTGACACATTTTATTCTCTTAAACACAAGGTATGGTTTGGTTTTAGCATGATTGGTACAGCGTTACTTCTTATGCCAAGCCTACTGAGTTATACGCCCGAAATATATCAGTTCCTTGCCTTTCTAATGTGTGCAGGTTTATGTTTTGTAGGTGTTGCACCAAACTTCAAGAATGGACTTGACAGACCTATTCACATTGCAGGTGCTTCTATTGCAGGTTTGTGTAGTCAGATATGGACTACATTAGAAGAACCATTTGCGTTGTTTATGTGGTTAGCTTGGATTTTGTATATTGGAATAAGTATAAAGAAAAATTGGAAAGGTGATTTAATAAGTTGCTTTGTAAAATGCAAACCTTTGTTTTGGGCAGAAGTAATCGCCTTTGCAATAGTGTATTTTACTTTATTTTTTAGATACCTTTTAAAGTAGATAAGTAAATCTGTAATTGTAATACCTAACCAATAAATTAGTCTGTTGCAACAAGAGGAGCAGAAAGGATAGGCTAAAGTTTTCCCAATAATCACCCAAAGCAGATGCCTTGCGTTGAAGAAAAACCTAAAGGCACAGATATGGGTTTTCAAGTAAGGAAATACTTCAAAGGGAAAATGTACAGCAATTCCCCTATGTAGTTAAATTGGGAAATATGTTTATCAAAGAGGTACAGGCGGTTAGATAATTGCCTGTACCTCTTCGCGTTTTTAATGTTTAATTAGTACATTTGGCAATGAAAGAAAATAAAAAACGCATGGCGATGGAGAATGGTACGGGACAATGGTTGTTGACTATTATAAGCACATTGGGAGGATGGAAGCTTGTTGAATACTTACTGAACAGAAAAGAGTTAAAGAGAAAGGCTTTAGCTGATGCGATAGCTGTTGAAACGGATTCGTTGTTGAAAAGATACGCAGCAATGGAAAAGGAGATGGAAAAGCTAAAGACAAAGGTTGATGAACTATACAAAATAGTTCACCAACTGGAAAACGAAAAGCTGGACCTGATGAAGCAGAACATGGAACTTCAAATAGCACTTAAAGAATCCCAGTTAAACGAATGTCGCAGACCTGATGATGAATGTTTGAAAAGACTGCCACCGCGAGAAATCTGCCTTGCAAAGAAATTATTAGGAGGATATTATGACAAAGATAACGGAGTATCTGAAAAGTCTGATAAGGGCGAACACGCTGGACAGCAGTAAGTCTTTTTCCATGCTGGCATGTGTTTTCCTTGGGTTGTTTCTTGGTGCTGTATTAGGATTTTGCCTTATATGGGACACAGTAACGAACGGGTACATTAAAACTGATGCTGATACGATCTGGTGGACTTTAACCGGTATTGCAGTTATAGTGACCGGTGGAAGTGTCGCTAAAATAGCAAGTGAAAGAAAAAATGTAGTTAATGCAAAGAAGGAGGTAAACAATGGCTGATGTGAATAAATTGAAACCATTTATCCTGAAATGGGAAGGTGGTTTTGTAAACGATCCGGATGATCTGGGTGGAGCAACCAACAAAGGAATAACCCTTACCACATACAAGGAATACAGAAAAAGGAAAGGGCTTCCAGATCCTTCTGTTGACGATCTGAAAAACATCAGTGATGAAGAATGGACGGAAATTCTCAAAACAATGTTCTGGGACAGATGGCAGGCTGACCGGATAGAAAATCAGTCTGTTGCCAATATACTTGTTGATTGGGTGTGGGCTTCCGGTGTTCATGGAATTAAAAGGCCACAGAAAATACTTGGCGTAACGGTTGATGGAATTGTAGGTGATAAGACTATTGCTGCATTGAACGCAATGGATCCCATGTCTTTGTACTTCCAGATCAAGAATGACCGTATTAAATACATTGATGAAATCTGCAAGGCAAGGCCGACCAACAAAAAATACAAGAAAGGATGGATGAACCGTATCAACAAACTTAAATTTGAAGCATGAAAGTATTTGCATTCATAGTATTATTGCTTTTCACAGCCTGTGCTTCCAGAAAGTACAAATCGGAAGAAACGCTGATCACTTCTCTGGAGAATGTGAGAAGCAAATCGGATTCTCTTATTTCCTCTAGAAATGATCATGTGTTCCAAAAAGAAGTAGTTTTTGGAAATTATAAGATCAAAAAGACCGAGACGTTCTTTTCAGAACCAGACAGCACAGGCAAACAGCATGTTGTTTCTACTGTTCAGACAGAAGCAGATTACACCGGAAATTCCCGGAACGAGACGGAAATATTCAGTCAGGAACAGATCAAGTCCGGATCTAACATAAGGGATTCTACCTATACGGAAACAGAATATAGCAAGACAGAAGAGAAGAAAGTAAATCCGGTATGGATATCATGGGTTTTATGGTCTTTAGTTCTGGCCGGATCCGGTTATCTGATATATTATTTTTTTATCAGGAAATTATGGAAGTAAACGTAACAATTCAGGAAAGTAAGATATATGAAGATGTGTATGCAATCACCGCACACACCGGAAAAGCTCTGGATAATATAGACAAGCTTTCACTTACAGAAGATGAAATGAAGATTGTCCAGCCGCTTATGAAGGAATCTGCCGCAGAATTAAGTGATGTAATATCTTCGTATGGTACTTTGTCTTTTGGAGAGGGAGAAATAAGCATAGACTTTGATCTTCCTGTAAACTGGAAAGACGCGGCACTAACTACACTTACCCAGTGTCTGACCAACTATATATCTAACTCAATCTGTCAAAGATGGTTTGCCATGACCAACAGGGATGATGTGAAGTATTATGCAGACAAAGTTGTAGTCAATGCTACAAACATAACAAAATTATTGTGTGAACGTAAAAAACCGCAGAGATAATGGAAGGAAGTAAAAGTTTAACACCGCAGATAGCCGTCAAGACTTTACTGTTAAGAGTAAAGGATCAGGCATATTACATCGGTGAATCAGCGAAATCAGATCCGCGTCTGGTGGAAATATCCGCAAAGATACAGGCTTCAGATGATGATGATCCGATACTGAAAGATTTTGTGTCAGATGCTACATCGGTTGTTTGCAACCTGCTGTCAAGAATGTTGGGAGAGACAAGCTACTCCAATGAAGGTGAAAATATCACATTTACGATAAAAGCCGCAGCCAACACACCGAACCTGCAGGATCAGCTTGTAGATTATATTACGAATTATATGTCAACTTCCATTTTGCGGAACTGGCTTAATACAGTCAAGTCTGATGAAGCAAAGAGATTTGATGAAAAACTGGTCCGTCTGGAAACGGAACTTATTCAGCTTTCAGCCAGACGACTTAAACCTGAAAGAACATGAACAAACAGCAAATAATAGACAAGGTTTTCACTAAAACCTACTATATCGGCGAAGCCAAAAAGCAGGAAAATCCTTTGTCAAAAATCATTCAGGCAAGCAAAGACGAATCGGATATTCTGGGAGATTATTTTGATGAAGCCCTGAACGAAATAAACTTCTATGCCCAGAAAAGGCTGGTAGAAGTTATAATCACAGAGGACAGTATCGAAATAACCAGCCAAAGGCCGAAGAAGGAAGAGATAACCAAATGCGTTGACCGGCTTCTGGGTGATTACATGGTAGAATACATATCCTACAAATGGCTTTCGGACAACGGTTATAATGTAGATCCGACAGAAAAGGATCAGGCATTGGACCGGCTTAAAAACAGTATTTGCGCATTAGCACCCAAAGTAAGGCGAAGGGCCGCAGAAATGGGTATATAAAAAAAGGGAAGTTTTCACTTCCCCTTTTTTATCTGAGCCTGTTAGTAAAGCTTTCGTCTACCATCATTTCAATGTAGTTCACTGAAACGTCAGTTCGTACACCACCGACAAGGCATACCATAAAATACTTGTATGGTTTGCTCTTGTTCATCTTTGTGACAAGATCCCGGATATCAATCATTTTTTCTTTCTTTGCAACAAGTTCAAAATGTTCCGCATCATTGGAAGCCAGAATATACATTCCTACATCAGAGAAGATATCTACTCCTTCACCTCTGAACATTACCGGTTCTCCCTTTATGTAAAGATCTGACAGGCTTCTCTTGACTATTCCTCTCAAGGCGGTCTGGAGTATTCTTTTATGCGTAAGTGTTCCCATCTTGATAGGTCTGGTAACAAGGGCTATCTTTGAAACACTCCGGTGCATGTTATTCAGATCAAGTATTTGCGTTCCGATCATTGCCCAGGTATACGGATAGGAATTTACAAAAGAATCTATCTGTTGTGAGATCTTATGCCATTCTCCGGTTTTAAGGGAATATACATAGGAGTAGGGGAAATCCCCATTTGCTACCACGACTTCCTTTGTTTCGTAGTTATATCCCACTTTTGCCGTTTCCAGATAGTCCGGGAATACAACGCTTGACAGGCATGAATCCAGACCGGCAACAGCGAGTATACGGGTAATGATCGGTGAAGATATGGAACATGAAGGCAGAAATCCGTATATCTTTTCCGATATCAGCTGGGTAGTAGCGCCATCTATTACCATAAGGCCCCTTTCGGTAGAAAAGGCTACCATTGTATCAAGGCCACATATAGAATCCGGATTGTTACATACGTCTCTTGTTACCGGTGTCTGGGTGGAGTAGGCCAGTGTTCCGGATCCGACAGACATTGCATATATTCCGTCCTTTGTAAACACATACAAAGGGAACTGGCCGAACTGGCCCTGAGACATTGCTATCACATTTGACTGTACCCCGACAATAGGTGTCTGAAACTGGTACGTCTGATCGGCAGGGAAGTAGAACGGATTGTTTACGTTAGACACTTTAAGAACATTATCTAAGCTTTCAGTATCATTAGAAGGATTTACAAGTACATCAAGTTTGTTCCAATCTTCTATATTATTAGGCTCGACGTCATAATATCCGGATGATGTTGCATTAAAATAATAAGCTATATTCAAAGCACCATGCGGCTTAAGGAAAAATGTTTTAGACCGTATGTTACCACTGTATTTTATGACAACAACCATTTTATATGCCCTATAATCGGGATATACCAGAAATGAAGGGAATACATCAGGTATATTAACTCCGCTGAAGGATTTTTGCACTACTTTACCCCCATTAGTAGTATTGATGTAAACCGTTACAGTTATAGATCCGTTCCCAGGATATGACGTATATGCGTCATAAATGTAGTCCTTTATATATCCTTCAAAGAGTTTCTGAACATAGTTGTACAAATGAAGTTTGTTATTGTAAGAATATGCTTTCTGTGGTATAATAAAATTATGTGTTCCCTGATCATCATCTAAGGATTCTCTTGTAGCCATAATATCAGAAGAAACATCTTTATCATCCCGAGCGTATTCTCCATTAAGGTTAAACTGACCTATCTTGTAAAAAAGAGATCTTGAAATCATAAGATCACCCGGATTAGGTTGTGTTTCTTCTGCATTGCTAGCTACTGATCCCCAGTAAGGCATATTAGGAGTAGAAAACACGTCAATAGAAGCTATAATATCGCTCCAGTTTGAAAGATCAGTGTCTCCCCAGTTACTTATACTAAACGAAAGGCTAAATCCCATTACAGAGAACCAAACGTATTCCGTGATCCTTCCTGTTTCATCTGTTTCTCCGGAAAATGCGGATTCACCGGTGTACTGCATTTCGTTTCTTCCCGAAAAGGTAAGTTCCTTTACTCTTCCACCCGGCCCTCCAATGTTTACCTTTATGCTTTTGTTCGGTGAAAAATACAAAAGTCTTACCGGTGAATGTTTGACATACGATCCATCAAACAAGCGATAAGCAATTCTGACTTCAGTAGCATGAATATAGAATGCTTCTTTGTTAAGCCATGATATGCATTTCAGGTAATATCCGTATACACTCTGGTTAAATGTATCTCTTTCTTCTTCTGAAGCACCTCTTCCGTATACAAGTTGAGTATCTGACTTTTCTGTGTGTACGGTAAAATTTTTAGTAATAGATATCTCCGGAAGATCAGGGAGAGAACCCAGGTATACATATCCATCGTTTTTAAACAGAAGGTATTTAACACCGGTGTCAGTTAATACCGACACCGTGTTACCTATGAATTGAATACTTTTAGCCTTTACATCTTCCGTCATAATTGTTTCAGAAGAAAGATCTTCCGGCATTTCGTACATTTGACCATCCTCGGTTATTCCGATATATCTCTTAGCGTTCGCATGGTGATATATTTCCTTGTATGTATGAACCGTCTGTTTTAGCTGAATGGGATTTCCAATAGGTTCTATACTGGAATTGTTCACCTTTGCGTTGATCAGTTCCATACATTCCCCGTCCGGGCATATTCCATCGTCCGTGTTACGGGTTATTCCTTTAAATTGTATCTTTACATTTTCCATACCAGCAAATTAACTGAATTATTGTATTACAGCGTTGACAAGTTGGGGAAATCAATATATTAAGTGCCCTTTTGTGAACTACCGCTAAACTAAAGATTTAGCGGCTTCGGAGATACCAATACCTCCTC